GGGTGTTGGAGTTGTCCACGTTAGACCCTGACGTTATGGCATACATTGGCCTCCTGTGTTGTTTTAATGCGTCACTAAAGGAAGACCGAAACACTGTGGCAACTGTCACTCAAGCCATTGGTCAACACATAGAGCAAGAGCTTCTCAAAGTTGAGCTGAGGGCAGAGGACAAAGAGAAGCACAGGCGGGATGTGGAACTTGCAGCTGCCGCAGGCCTTGAGCGTCCTAAACCTCAGAACACGAACAAGCGATTGGTCGAACAAGTGACCAAAGCCCACAACAGTCGTGAGCACCGCTTAAAGTCTCTGCGCATCATCACACAGAAGAATGGCTTTAGCTCTTTGAACTTTGGAACAGCAAACACAAAGGCGGCTAAAGCACAGCGGGAGCTGCGAAGAGTAAAACTAGCTGCACCAATTCTTTCCAGTGTGCTGAAAGCAAGCAAAGTGTTTGATCGTGTGTACGAGTACGTTGCCAAGAAAAGCAGTAAGTCTATCATTTGTTTGACTGATGAAGCCTTTGCAGCCATGGAAGCAAATGCAGAGCGGATGGCGTGGATGTCCCCGATCTTCAAGCCCATGCTGGCACCACCGCAACCATGGTCAGCCTTCGATACTGGGTGTTACCACGATGCAGACCTTGCCTCCATGGTGCCCTTGATCAAGAAGGCATCCCACAGTCAACGAGAGGCCGTTACACACCAGCTCTCACATGGTGTTATGCCAAGGTGGGTCAGAGCACTAAACGCACTCCAAGCCACTCCTCTGTCAATCAATGAGCAAGTGCTGGAAGCTGTGGAGTGGTGCTGGGACAACAAGAAGCAAGGGCTCAACAAGTTCCCCCGCCACAGCTTACCAGAGCGGCCAAGGTTGCCAGCAGATTGGCAGGCGTTACCAAAGGAAAAGGTAGCAGCAATGAAGGCAGAGGTGCGCAAGCACATAAAGCTATCTATGCGTGTCAAAGGCGCAGCGGTGGTCATGGAGCAAGACTTACAGACTGCACGGGAACTGATAGCCTACGAGACTGAGGGCTTTTACATACCGTGGCAAGTGGACTTTCGTGGTCGCATGTATCCTGTCAGCACATTTAGCTACCACCGCGATAGTCACTTGAAGGCTCTCTTTTGCTACAAGCGCGGCTATTTAGTCGAAGGCAACAATGCGTATTGGCTCAAGGTACATCTCGCTAACTGTGGCGACTTCGACAAGATCAGCAAGCAACCACTGGATGCCAGAGCACAGTGGACCACCAGCAAGCACGATGAGCTTCTGGCTATTGCAAAGGACTACCAAGGCACCTTCGATCTGTGGTCATCCGCAGACAAGCCCTTTGAGTATCTGGCGGCTGTGTTTGAGTATGCGAGGTGGGTCGAGGAAGGGGATGCCTTTGTCAGCTACATACCTCTGTCACATGATGCCACCAACAGCGGCGTGCAGATATACTCAGGGCTTAACTTGAGTGAGACTGAGGGCGCACTGGTGAACCTCACACCCTCCCACCAAATGGCAGACATCTACCAGACTGTGGCAGACAAGGTAGTCGAGGAACTAAATGCACTGAGTGAAGCTGTTAGAGCTACAGTCTTCTCAAGGCGTACAGGAACCACAGTGGGAGAGCTCGCAGACCGATGGCTCAACTTCAAGATCGGCAGAAGCCACATGAAGAGGGCCACCATGTGCTATGGGTACTCAAGCAATAACGTGGGTATGCGTGGTCAGTTCATGGAAGACCTAATGAAGCCTGAGCAGCTCAGGGTGACATATGGTGAGATTGACAGGCACCCACTGCATGACACAGAGCAAGGGCAGTTCGAGTGCGCTTGGTTCATGGGTGATCTGGTCTACAAGACCATCAGCAAGGTTCTTTTGAAGACTGGTGAGAGCATGTTGTATCTCCAAGCTGCCGCAAGAGCTGTGGCCGAAGAGAACAAGACTATGAAGTGGACCACGGATAGCGACTTTCCTGTGCATATGGATTACCGCAAGACAAAGCAAAAGGAGATCAAGATCTTTTTGTTCGACAGGGCAGCACAGGAACGCAAGAGGACTAAGGTCACACTGCGAGAGGACACAGAGCGCATTGATGTAGCTAAGAGCTGCAATGCTGTGGCTCCTAACTTTGTGCATTCCCAAGATGCGGCCTTGATGCAGAACTTCATATGCAATCAGCTTGACGCTGGCACTGCCGAAGACTTCTTTATGATCCATGACAGCTTCAGCATCTCTGGCGATGTGTGGGACTTGTCAGATGGTGTTCGGAGTGCCTTTGTAACTATGTTCTCAGGAGATTGCCTCTTCAGTAAGTTTGAGGAGGAAGTCAGGCAGCAGCTGAATAACCCAAGCATGGTCTTTGGATCACAAGACAGTCCAGTCACCATTCCAACAAAAGGCTCTCTTGACCTAGACGCTGTAAGAAACAACGAGTTCTGTTTCAGCTGACCTTCTGTCACCCCACCAGAGGAACCTAGCGGCCTCCCTAGCTGTGGTTTCTCCTTTACCTCAACAACTGGGGCTGGCTTCGGCTGGCCCCTTTTTCTGTAAGTTCAAAGGAACGCAACAAGATGGCAAAAGTATACAAATTCACGACACCCGCAGGCAACGCAAAATACCCCCACCTCAACAGCCCAGACACAGCTTTCGACACGGACAATCCGAAGTACAAGACTGAGATACTGATGTCTGAGGACGAAGCGGCTCCGCTGATTGCACAGATCAAAGCGGCAGCAGCTGAGGCTTTTGGTGCTACCGCCAAATTCCGTATGCCAGTCAACAAGGACGAAGAGACTGGTCAGGTGTCAATCAAAGCACAGTCCAAGTACCAACCCAAGTTCTACGATGCCCAAGGCCAAGTCATTGTGCCCAGCGCCTTACCGAAGATCGGCGGCGGTTCAACAGTCAAGATGGGTGGTGTGTTCAACTGCTACACAGTAAGCGGCTCAAAGGGCGTGAGCCTTATGCTGGACAAGGTGCAAGTGATTGATGTGGTCAATGGCTTCGGCGGTGACGATGGCGGCTTTGAGGCAGTAGACGGCGGCAGTTTTACTGTTGACCACTTCGAGGAAGTCACACCCAGCACCCAAGCTGTAGTCAACGGTGACTTTTAATCGCGCAAGGTTCCGTGGCATAAAAGCTGGCTATCGCTCTGGGCTTGAGGAAACTATCTCTCAGCTACTGACAGACGAAGGGATAGACTTCGAGTACGAGGTGGACAAGATCACCTACGAGATCCCTGCCCGTGTCGCCAAGTACACCCCAGACTTTAAGCTCTCCAAGCCCGGTGGCTTCTGGTATCTTGAGACCAAAGGAATATGGGCAACTGCTGACCGTGCTAAGCATGTGTTAATCAAAAAGCAGTCCCCAGAAATCGACATCCGCTTCCTCTTCAGCAATGCGCAAGCGAGGCTCTATAAGGGCAGTCCCACTCGCTACGCGGATTACTGTGAGAAGCATGGGTTTCGATGGGCGCACAAGACTATGCCTCCAGACTGGCTAGACGAGTGTCGCCAATAAGCGAGAGCAAAGGGCTGTCTTCGGATGGCCCTTTTTCTTTAGACACAAAGGAACGACTAATGAACACCGATGACCGTGATGGCAATAAGTTCATCCAGCACCAACCGTGTGATGCCTGTGCCCTCTATAGCGACAACAGCACTTGGTGTTTCTCTTGCTCGACCTACACGGCAGGTGATGGCGAGGTGGTGGATGCACCAGTCAAGCCCAGCGCCTCAGCACACTTGCTCGAAGGCGAATACCAAGAGCTGCGCAGCCGTAAGCTCACAGAACAAACGTGTCGCAAGTTTGGCTACATGATCGGTGAGCACCGTGGCAAACTGGTGCAACTTGCAACCTACAGAGACCTGCAAGGCAGAGCTGTGGCACAGAAGGTTCGCACCAGAGACAAACAGTTCTCTGTGGTGGGCAATAGTGACCGCATGGGCCTCTTTGGGATGCACCTGTGGTCTGCTGGTAAGAAGATCGTTATCTGTGAGGGCGAGCTGGATGCAATGAGCGTCAGCCAGATACAGAACCACAAGTTCGCAACTGTCTCTGTGCCCCATGGAGCCCAGAGCGCCAAGAAGCACCTGTTGCAGCACATAGACTACCTCAACAACTTTACCGAGATCGTGCTGATGTTCGATCAAGACGAAGCTGGGCAAGCAGCAGCTCAAGCCTGTGCAGAAGTATTGCCCATAGGTAAGACGAAGATCGCTGTGTTGCCAATGAAGGACGCAAACGAGTGTCTTGTGGCTGGCAATGCAGCAGCAATCATCTCAGCAATACACCAAGCGGCAGACTTCCGCCCTGATGGCATCGTCAGCATGGCAGACCTGCGTGAGGTGGTGGCTGTGGCAGACGCAGAGAGCCCTGTACAGTACCCATACCCAAGACTCAATGGGATGCTAAAGGGCATCCGTACAGGCGTTGTGACGCTCTGTGCTGGCTCTGGTGTGGGCAAGAGTACGTTGATCAGAGAGATGGCCTACCACATCCACATGAGTGGCTTTACTGTAGGTATGCTCATGCTCGAAGAGAGCGTCAAGCGTAGTGCTCAAGGACTAGCTGGCATCCACATCGAGAAGAACATTACCGTGGATGCTGATGCAGCTACAGCCGATGAGATAAAAGCTGGCTTCGACAGTCTCATGGCCAAGGGGCCAATCTATCTATTCGATCACTTTGGCTCAACAGAGCTGGATGTAATCTGCAACCGCATTCGCTACATGAAGCACGGGCTAAAGTGTGACGTTGTGTTCCTAGATCACATTTCGATCCTCATCAGTGGAGGTGCGGGTGACGTAGGTAGTAACGAGAGGGTCATGGTAGACCACATCATGCACACCCTTCGAGTCCTGTGCTCAGAGCTAGACTTGGCTCTGGTGCTGGTGTCTCACCTACGGCGTCCCGGCGGGGACTTAGGCCACGAAGGCGGTGCTAAGGTCTCACTGTCTCAGCTGCGTGGATCACATGCTTTGGCACAGCTGGCAGATGCCTGTGTTGCTATGGAAGTCGATGCCGATGAGCCTACAAGTGGCCGGCGTAATCTGGTGGTCCTCAAGAACCGTCACACCGGGGAGGTCGGTCCAGCTGATCAACTCCAGTACAACCGCGAGAGCGGAAGACTTCGCACAGTCTACGATGATGTGCCCTTCTAACTGGCAGAAGCTAAATCCCAACCCGCACAAAAGTTTTTGCTAGTTGGGTTTTTGACAGCCTTTCCCAATGACAACTGAACACAAAGGAACAACAGCCATGGCTGAACAAACGTCATTCTATTTTGCAGGCACGGAGATGACTGGAACCCATCTAAAAACATGTCGGCTCTCAGATCTCACTCACTTAGAACTCCAAGTCTACGCAATCTTACTAGGGGCCAAGGACATTGGCCTCACTAGAGATGAGCTGATGGACCGCATGAGTTTCCAAAGGGGCCACTCTGCCATGCAGTACATCCCCCGCCTCGTGCGTAAGGGGCTCGTGCAAGCGGCAGGTAAACGCAAGGCCACTACAGGCTGGATACAGACAATTTGGAAAGTGAGGGTTTAA